ACATTTTTAGAGTTGGAAACATTAATTATACTATGTACACAACTCATGGAGCTAGTGGTGCGAGAATGCCATACACTAAAATTAAAGCAGCTATTGATATGGAAAAAATTATTGACACTGATATTTACGCACAGGGTCATTTACATCAACTTAGTCATCACGTTAGAAATTATAATTATATTAATATGAAGAACAAACAGATCGAAACAAAACAAAAAAATTATATTTTGACTGGTAGTTATTTAGATTATTTTGGGTCTTATGCTCAAATGTTAAACTTAGAACCCGCAAGACTCGGGTCACCCATTGTCATGTTAAACGGTTTTGAAAAGCAAATTAAAGTAAGTTTACAATGATTGAAAATGTATCGGTCACCAAGCAAATGCATGTATTGCAGTATTTATCCTGAAAAGAACAGGTTAGTTAGAGATTTATGTTTTAAATTAGGGAATAAAGAAACTTTGTATAAAGAGTATGAAAAGTTTAATGATGATTTTGTTGAAAATAATAAGTGGTATGATTGCAAAACTCAAGAAGGAAGGGATTATTGCAAGAATTGGATTGAAGAACTTAGGAAGTATATACAAAAATGAATTTAAGATTGTTAATTAAAGGTTTGATATGGGAGTCCACGGGAATATTAATTATGTGGATTATAACTGGTAATTTTCATGTTATATTGAAATATTTTGGAATTAGAGTTTTATTGTATGTTCCATATCATATGATGTGGAAGAAAATAAATTTATTTAAAAAGAAGGTGAAATAAAATGGGGCTTACTAACCTGCTTGGAAAAGCAGTATTCAAAACGTATTTACACTTTGCTCATAAGAAAGCAAAGAACAGAGCTAAATATCCGGATTTAGAGGATTTCTTTCCTGACGATCACAAAGTTGTGAGAAAATATTTAGATACTGAAGTCATGAGGGTTTTGTGCGAAGTAAAACAACAAGCTGTTAATGGTGATTACATGTGGTTAGAAGGCATACTGAACAGCGAAGTCAAACATGATTGTGACGGTTATTTAGTAATTAATAAGAGGACTTATGAAAGTATTATTGATAAGTATATTAAAAAATGAATAAATATAAATTACCATTTGAAGAAAGTTTTTTAGAAAGATCAGTTAATAAAGATTTTCCTCATCACATAATGGATATTATTCACAGCAGAGTGGCGCAGAAGTTTACTAACTGTGAATTTTCTTACATTAGAAATATAAGTAGTGAAATGTGTAAGGAGCAAGGAATTATTTATTATAACGCTCAGAACAGAGTATTCTATTCTGAATTAGTTAATTGTTCGGTGATTAAAAAATGGATGAAATGAAAATACCCTTTCCAGACAAACCAAACACTATTTATCATGGTGGTTTCTGTGATAGTTTAGATCAATTAATGTATAAGTGGGTTTTTACTGATGCGTTTGAGTATGAAGAATTAAAAACGGTTGTTGCTAATATGAGTAAGTATGACATGGTTGATACTGCGCTGACTTATCCGTTTAGGTGTAGGATGATTGATGCTAGTATGCACAATTTTTACAGTATGAGAAAACACGTTAAGAGGTGGGATTATGAAAATTATAAATCTGGAAGGATTAATTAGAGGTGATGATCCTAATGGCAAATGTTATTTGTGTAATAAAGCTCACACAAAATATAAACTTGTAAGTCATTATTTAACTGTTAATAAAGATAGAGAAGCTGCGTTTATTGATTTTATTAATTTTAATGATGATTTTGTAAATGGGGATAGGTATCGTAATTGTAAAAAGTATTGTGATAGTTGGATTAAAGCATTTAAAAAATATGTGAGGTATGATGAATGATAAAATTTAGAATAAAATGTAAGTTTTGTAATCAAGTTTTTTTGCCTTCTTGCGCTTCTCAAATATTTTGTTGTGCGGATCATAGGTGTAAGTTTGATAAATGGAAAAGATATAAAAAAGAGAAGATTTATCGATTAGATGAGGAAGAATTAAAAACGTGGAGGTTTGTAAATAAAAAATGAATCAATTAGAATTAAAAAACTGGAGGGGTTATAGTCCAACTGCTGGAAATAGACTTCAAAGTGTTAAATCCAACGCTATTTTTGTTCATAATAATAATAGTGTTAAGCATGAATTAGCTAAGTGTGTTTCTGCAATTATGTTACATAAGTGGGGGGATGTTTTATATGATGAAAAGTTAAATGATGCTATTCAGAACGTTTCGGACATCGTAAGTGAAATGTTTAAAAAATGGGATGTTAATCCTACAAGTTTTTTAACTGAGGCTTGGGCTAACAAAGAAAGAAGAATTGATTTAGTTGATCTTAAGAGAAATATTCATTTCGAATTTGAAACTAATCCTAAAATAAAACCAAAAGAGGGTGCTGTAACTATTTATGTTTAGATTGGGAGCAATGGCTGTTTCTTTCCTCTTTTGGAAATGGTTAATCTTCTAATTTGTAAGGTTGAGGTTTGTAAATTGTTTACGCTAACCATTTTATGAATCGATGAAACCATTAAATTTATATATATAACATGATTTATATTTTTAAAAAATGGAAGGAATAAATTCTTGTTTGCAAAATTTGGATCGTTGTAAAGCTAGTTGTTGTCACCACATCGCTTTTGATATTGGAAGTATTTCTGAGGATCATAAGCGTTATTATAATTTTCATGAGGGGGTTCGAGTTGAGGGAAATTTAGTAATTGTTGAAACTCGCTGCAGGATGCTTACTAAGGAAAATAAGTGTAAGTTACATTTTAGGGGGAAGCCTGCGGCTTGTGTTAACGATCCCGGGAGTGAAGAAACTTACGTGACTGAGAATTGCAGGTTTAAAAAATGAAAAAAAGTGATTTAAAAGCTGTTTGGAATCATTTGACTAATTTTCGTAATCGTCGAATTAAAGATAAGAAAGATTATGAGTTGCAAAGTGATTTGCCTTGGAATATTTATAGAGTTAAAAAAGATGATAAGATTGGTAAGCATCTTAAAAAATTTCATGTGATTCATCAGGTTATTAAGTATAAAATTTTTGTTCCTTTTTTTCTTATTTTTGACAGGTTTTTTGATAAGTATTTAGAAAAAGAAGTTCCTAAGTTGCCTTATAATAATAATATGTTGATTTTTAATAGGGCTTATGATCGAGCTGTTAGTAAGTGGTTGGAGTATTTTTTTACTTCTGTTTTTAGGTGTAATCAGAGTAATCATAATACTGATTATCGAAAAAGGCCTAGTGTTAGAATTGTTTATTCGATTAAGAAGCTTCTTTTAACTATTGCTTTGAATGATACGGCGTATAGGGCTTTAATGGATATTTTTGTTTTTGAGATTTTGAAGGAAGGGTTTGAATCTTATAAGGATGATAAGGAAGTTAAGCATTTGTTTTATACTAGAAAAAGTATTTTTGATGTTGATTATTATAAGACTTGGACTGATGGTAGTTTGCAAAAGGTTAAGGGTTTTGATTATGGAAATTAGTGAGTTGGGTTTAATTTTAATTGTGCTTATTGTTTTTGGTTTTGGTTTTGGTGTTGGAAAATCTTGTTTTACTGGTTTTGATGTTGATAAGTCTGCTGATAAGGTTGAGTTTCTTATGAATAATTGGGATGTAGTTCCTGGTTGGAAGCAGATTAGTCATGGTGTTATTGATGAGAATAGTTCTTTGAAGGATGTTTTGGAGTTGTATGATCTTTGTACTTTTGTTAGTAGGAATAGTTTGGAACTTGTTTTGTGGGATGTGTGTGTGTTTAATGATTGATTTAAAAAATAGGGAAATGTTTGGTTTGGTTTTAATTATTTTGTTGTCTTTTGTTGTTGGTTGGATGGTTCATTCGAGTTATGTTCCTAGTATTAATGCGATGGATAGAGTTGATTTTTATATTAATAATTTTGAGCCTTTTGTTAATAAGATTAGTTTGGGTAGAGTTAGTTTAAATAAGAATATGACTGTTGGTGAAATCATCGATGTTTATAATAATCCTGTTTTGGCTTTTCATGTTAGGGTTGCTACTAGAACGATTTTGAATGATTTGTGCAGATGAGTTTTATTAAGGGTATTGGGAAGTTTTTGAGAAAGTATTATTATTTTAAGCTTTGTTATAATCGTGCTGGGAGTTTGATTTCTGTTCCTAAAAGTATTTTGATGGATTATGCTATGTTGACTATTTGGTTGAAGGTTTATGATGTTGATACTTTTGTTGCTGTTAGTATTTTTGTTGTTTTAACTATTTTTTTAACTTTTTTTGGTCATTATGAGATTAAGTATGAGTTGGCTCATATTGAGGCTGATGTTAATAATCAGATTAATCCCTGGAATAAGAAAATTATGAAGAAAAAGTAATGTTTAAATATAAGTTATATTATTATTATTATTATTATGAAAGAAAATAAGTGTAATAAATGCGACTATGAATGGAAAAGTCGAATAGAAAACCCAAAATCATGTCCTAAATGCAAAAGATATGACTGGAACAAAGAAAAGGTGACATAAATGGATATAAAAAAAATAAAATTATTATTGTTAAAAGATACAACATTAGGTAATCATATCACAACAACTATATTAGTTAATTGTATAAATCAATTAGTTGCAATGATTCCAGATAATAATATAAGACATTTAATAGAAGGAACAATAACAGAAAGCGAAGATATTTTAGAACAACAAGAAAATGAATAAAGATAAATTAGTTGAATGGATTAGAAAGAAAACAAACGATCCAAACAACTTTTCAAATCAAGAAATATTAGAAATTTACGAATAATAATAATAATGGCAAACATACAAAACTTAATACCAATAAGAACCTCAGAAGAAGCAAAAATAAAAGGAAGAAACGGAGGATTAAAATCAGGACCAACCAAGACACCTGGTAAGAAACTTGCAGCTCGTCTTAGAGAGTTAAAGAAGAAGGGTTTGACTAGTGAGGATGCTAAAGTGTTGTTTAATATGATGACTGATGGTGATGTGCTTAATTTGGATGTTTTGATTGGTTTGAAGTCTTTGTTGCCGACTTTGAAGTATGATAAGGATAAGATTCAGGGTTGGAAGACTATGATTGATTTGTCGAAGGCTATTCATGGTGAGAAGCGGAAGGTTGAGAGTGTTAGTTTGAATATTTCTTTGGATGTTGAGGATTTTAGGTTGAAGGGTGAGGAGTTGTTGAAGTTGGTTAGGCAGGAGGAAGAAGTGGAGGATGAAAAAGATGAGTGATCGATTAACTAAAGATAAAATTATAAGACAAGAATTAAATTTATCTATTTTATATTATTATAGAACTAAAGATATTTTGGCTGCTAAGAATTTGTTGAAAGAAAAATTATGTTATCAAGTAACATCACAAGAAAAAGGATTAATAAAAGGATTGTGTACAGATGATATAGTTTCTGTTATTAAGTTGATTGATGAGGTTTTTGATATAGAATGAAAAAAAATAATAGGTGTATTAGTTGTAACAAAAAAACAAATAATCATCCTATGTGTGGTGGAATAGGCTGTTTAACAGTTTTAGATTTTTTGAGTAAAATAGAGGTGTTGGATGAGAGTAACTCTTAAAGACGTTTATAAAGTATGTAAACAAATAAAAAACAATCCCAAAGACTTAAGAGGCGTACTAAGATACTACTTTAGTTTCGAAGAAAACATAGATACTTTCGGAAGATTCTTCTTTAGCCACGCTCTTTCTAATAAAGTTCCTAAGTTTCACAAAGAAATATATGAAATTCTTCTTACTAATGAAAACAGCGCGTTAGCTGCACCAAGAGGACACGCAAAAAGCACGATTACAGGGCTTGTATTCCTAATTTATTGTATTGTTAATGATCTCGAAAAGTATATTGTTTACATTTCCCAATCTTACTCTAAAACAGTTCAGTTTCTTACTCCTATAAGAGACGAGTTTAAAAATAATATTTGGCTTAAATTTGTTTACGGTGATTTAACTCCTAAAAGCACTAGGGATGATGATGGAAAAGACAGGGAGGATTGTTTTGACGTTGGTAATAGTAGGGTTGAAGCTGCATCGTTCGAAAAGAATATTAGGGGTTTTAAATGGAAGCACACTAGGCCTACTCTTATTATTTGTGATGATATTGAGTCTGATGAGAGGGTTTTAAATCCTGATTTGAGAATGAAAGATGCTGATAAGCTTAATCGTGTTATTATTCCTAGTCTTGATATTGATGGTCGGCTTAAGTTTATTGGCACTATTCTTCATCATGATTCGCTTCTTCAGAAGAAGTTGAAACAGTATAGTGGTAAGGTGTTTAAAGCTGAAAATGATGATGGTATTTTGTGGCCTGATCGTTTTACTAAGAAAAAGTTGGATGCTATTAAGAAAGATATTGGGAGTTTAGCTTATCAAAAGGAGTATATGAATAATCCAGTAGATAATGAATCGAGTATTATTAAAAGAGAGTGGATTACTGATAGTTTTAGGAAGGATTTGAGTTGGGAAGATGTTAATAAAATAGAGTTTGATTATAAGTTTTTGGGGGTGGATTTCGCGTTTTCTGATAGGATTACTGCGGATAGTTCTGCTTTTGTAAGTATTGGTGTTAAGGATGAGTTTTTTTATTTGTTGGATTGTCAAACTAAGAAGGGTTGGAGTGCTCAGGAGCAATTGAATTTTGTTAAGCATACGTTGCATCCTAAGTTTCGTTATGATAAGATTGGTTTGGAGGAGAATAGTATTAAGGCGATTAGTAAGGATTTATCTCAGTATAATTTGCCTTTCGTACTTTTTTGGACTAGTGGTGGTGATCCTAGTAAGAGCAAGACTTATTATAGGGATTATGAGTTTGATGGGAAGCGTCATTCGGTTGGTAAGAATAATCTTATTTTGCGTTTGTCTACTGCGTTTGAAAACGGTAGGTTTATTATTCCTTTTAAGGAAGATTATGAAATAGTGGAGAGGTTGGTAGCAGAATGTACTAGTTTTGCTTTGAATGATGGTAAGTTAGTAGAGAGCGGTGTTCATCCTGATATTCCTATTGGTTTAGGTTATTGTTTGGAATTGGCTGATAATTTTAAGGGAGGTGTGATTTTATTTTGAATGGTGGTAAACATTTTTGGGTTAAGGATTGTCCTTATTGTCCTGTTATTAAGTATGGTAGTAGGGCTAGTCCTCGAACTAGGGGGAAGTTTGTTGTTTATGAGACGGATGCGAATACGCTTATTTTTAAGTGTTGTAGGTGTAGTAGGAAGATTAAGTATAGGTATGTTGGTGGTATGTTGTGTGATGCTGATATTCCTAGTTGGGAGTTGTATGAAGTGAAGGGTACTGCTTCGTTAGAGGTATAAAAGATGGAGTTGATGAATTATGGGAATGTTTGATAGTTTTATGTTGACAGTAAAATGTCCGCATTGTGGAAATGAAGAACAATTAGAATTTCAAACAAAATTGTTTGATTGTACACTGACTGTTTGGGAAGAAGGAGAAGAATTTAAAACACCAGAATATTGCGATGAATATTTAGAGATAAATTCAGGAATTATAAGAAATGTTGTTGGTAGTTGTAATTCACTTGAATGTGATGCTTTTCAAAAATCAAAAGATGGTTATGAAAGTGGTTTTGGAAGATGTGTTTATTGTGATGTTTTAATAGATAATAGAATTGTTAAACAAGCATTTAATGTTAGAAAAGAGGCATAAAAGATGGAAAGAATGGATTTAGAAAAAGAAATAGTGGAACATGATTGTAGGGATGAGAACGAGGTTGCTTCTGTTGTTTATCAGATTTTATTAGAAGCAAAAAAGTCAAATAAAAGGATTTTTTCGATTATGATGGATCCTGATAAAATAGAAGTCGAATCGTGGAGGTAATAAAATGAAGATGGATAAGAAAATAAAATATAGTTTTAAAGATTTTGAAGCTGTATTCATGTATGATAATGAAAGTAACAAATGGTTCTTTCATAATTCGGACAAGTTAGTTTTGTCTGAGGAAGATTTGCGAGAAGTTGCAAAAATATTAGAGGTATTCAACAAATGAAAGAAACAAAAAAATTTAGTAAAAACAAAAAAGGAGAATTACTAGTAGAAATCGACACAGACAACGAACTGCGTATACCATACCTTTCAGAACACGTAAAAATAGGAGATCAAAAACAAAAAACCTATCAAACAGTTTACAAAGAACAAATAGTAGTTTTAAAAGAATTTCTAAACAATCAACAATCCAGTATTAAAAAACAAATGGATGAAGCTAAACTAGAATTAGACAGAATAAATTATGTAGATGAAAATATTATTCCAGAAAAAATACTTGCAGGAATAGCTAAAAGCGTGGATAAAAATAAGAAACTCAAAAAAGAACTAATTGTTTTAAATGAATACGTTGGAAACATTATTAAAAAGAAGAGACTAATTTTTAAATTGACAGATTTACAAAAAAATTATGATGCGTGCACTTCTGACATAGACGCAATTAATAAAGCTTTAAAATAAGAGGCTTTATAAATTCTTTTTCTCTTTTTTTTATTAATCAACTCACTAACTTAACTCATAATCAATGGTTTTTTTAGGAAACACAGACGTAAAAGCAGAAAAACAAATTTCAACTAGTTCTCAATCTGATAGTTTTATCGAAGCTGGACAAAGATCTGAACCGGGTATTTTCAAAGCTTACGTTCCAAACGTATTATATAAACCGCCTTATGGTATGCCTAGAAAAGTTAATGTTGCTTTGCTTAGAGCATTAGCTAGAAACCCTTATGTTTTTTCTGTTACTAAAACTATTTGCGATGAAATAATTGCTGTTCCATGGGATATTAAAGTTAAAGATGAGTTTCAAGAAGACGGTAAAGATTATGCTGAAGAAATAAAAGAAATAAAGAAGTTTTTTAATAATCCTAATGGTAATGCTGAGAGTTTCGAACATATTACTAGGGGTGTAGTAACTGATATTTTAGAAGCTGACAGCGGTGTTATAGTAAAAGTTTTTAATAAGCGTGAAGAGTTGTCTCAAATGTTTGCTCGTGACGGAACTTTGTTTCTTAAGAATCCTAACGTTTACGGTTATATAGGTGATAGGTCTGATTTCGTTCCTCCTTTGCCTGATGGTTTTACTCGTGTTGGTTTTAATACGGATAGTAATTCTGGTGCTTTGTATGGTAGAAATGATTATCAGGATCAGTTAGTTAAGCAGTATGATGTTTTGTTTAAGAATTCTGCGGCTTATTTTCAGTATGGTTGGACTGCGGGAAGTATGCCTGTTCCGTTTGGTAAGAAGGAAATAATTTATTTTATGCAGAATCCTCGAACTGATAGTATTTATGGTCGTAGTCCTTTGCAAATTTTGGAGAATTTAATTTATATTTTGGTTTATGGTAGTGAGGCTAATTTAGATTTTTATATGAGAAATAATATGCCTGAAGGTATGCTTAGTATTTTGGGTGGTGAAACTAAACAGCTTAAAGCTTTTAAACAGCAGTTTGAGAGTAAGTTTCGTTTTAAGGATGGGTTCGATAATGAACGTAAAGAATTTTTTAATATTCCTATTACTTCTCAGGAAGTTAAGTGGACTCCTTTTTCGTTAAGTCCTAAAGATCTCGAGCTTATTTCTCAACAGGAGTGGTTTCTTAAACTTGTTTGGGCTTGTTTTGGAGTGACTGCTAGTGAGATGGGTTGGACTGAAAATAGTAATAAGTCTACTGATGATAGTCAGACTAAAGTAAGTGGTAGGAAAGCTATTCAGCCTTTGCTTAAAACTTTGGCTTATAATTGGACTACTCAGCTTATTCCAGAATTTTTCGATGTTGAATTTGATGATTTTAGAAATGTTCCTCTTGAATTCGTTTATGATTTTTATGATGTTGATGAAGACAAGCAAAAACATGATATTTTAGAGCAAGAAATTAGGATGGGTGTTAAAACTCCTGATATGGTTGCTGAAGAGTTAGGTATTAATGTTGAAGAATTAAATAATAGTTTAGAAAAGAAAAGGGCGATGGATTTGGAGGATTTTAATGCTCGTAACACTTTTGATAATCCTATGAGTGGTGGCGATCCTAAAAAAGAAGTTTCTAAGGAAGTTCCTAAAAATATTAAAAAAGATGCAGAGGAAAAATCTTCTGAGGTAAAAAGTAAAGATATTCTTAAAGAAAGTCCACTTAAACAAATTGAAAAAGAAATAGAAGAAGATTTCAAAAAGATTATTGATTTAGCTGATAATTTACCTAATGATTTGTTTAAAAATGAGAGCTGAAAAAGAAATCGAGGCGAAGAATATTATTTCTGCCATTGCAAATAAGTTTATTAAAGTTTTTTCTATTGGTGAGTTCAGATCTAAAATTAGTGGTTTTATTAAAAAGAAGTTTCGTCAGGGTTTAGACGAGTCTGAAGTTGAGTTTAACATGAATTTTTTGGATTCTGAAGCTGACACTAATTTTTTGGAGAGTTATGTTAATAATAATATGGATGATGTTACTGATGCTTTGGGTGATCAGTTGCGTGGTGAGCTTAGTCGTGGGATTATGAATAAGGAAAGTATTCCTAAACTTAAGAAGAGAATTAAGAATGTTTTTGGTGATAAAAAGTATTTGAATCGTTTTAAGACTGTTCTTCGTACTGAGGGTATGAGAGCTAAAAACATGGGTCAGTTAGATGGTGCTAAACAAGCTAGTTCTGCGGGTGTTAAAGTAAAAAAGTATATTGATGTTTCTCTTCCAAGGGGTTGTCCTAATTGTAGCGTTATTTGTGATGTTGCTTATAAAAAGTATGGTAGTCCCGAACAGGCTATTGGTTTAGATAAGGAATTTATTATAGTTGCTAAACAGGGAAATAAAATTGTTAATGTTAGAGATCAAGCTCCTCCTTTTCATCCGAATTGCAAATCTGTGTTGGTTTTTGAGAGGGTGAAAGGATGAGGCCTATTTTTGTTTTGGATTTTAACACTTTTAAATTAAAGTTTTGGATGACTCACAACATTTATTTTATTGAAACAGAGACTACTTATGATTTTTATGTGTATGAGGATAATTGTAATTTGGTTATGACTCAGTATGTTAAAGTTGGTGATTTAACTGATAGTATGATGTTTATTGATCGGTTTGTTAATGGTAAACCTAATATTACTAGAGCTCAAAAAATTATGTTTAAAGGGGAAGAAGAGATGGTAGAAGAAATAGAAGAAGTCGAACTGGATGAAGTTAAGTCAGATGATGTTGAGTCTGAAGAAGGTGAAGTGGAAGAAAATGAAGATGATGAGGAATTTGAAGAATAATGAGCATGGATATTAAAGTTTCGAAGGAAGATCAAGATCAATATACTTATAATAATAATGGTAAAGCAAGAAGGGTAACAACTGTTGACAGTTCAGGAACTATTATTGATATTAGTACTGAATCTAAACAAGATGTTATTATTTCTAATCAAACTGATGGAGATCAAAAAACTCAAATTGTTGATGGTGCAGGAAATGTTGTTGATGATTCTAATCCTCTTATGATTGCTAAAGGTTTTAAAATACCTAAGTATGATACTTTTGTAATTACTCGTGTTGCAATTGGAAGTAATGGTGTTGGTGAGATTGAAACAGTAGTTTATAGTTTATCTGCTGCAACAGTTGGTACAGTTACTTTATCTTATGATTCTGATAATAAACTTAGTGGCGGTGTTCTAAGTTGAGCATAGTGTACAATCCTTTAAGTGGCGAGTTTGATGAGATTGGCGAAAAAAGTATTAATGATGGTACTGCTCAAGGGCAACTAGCTTTTTGGGATGCTACTTTAAGTAAATGGGTTAATACTGAAACTTCTGAACTGGTTTGGAATGATACTAGTAAAATATTAACTTTTGGAAACTTTCCAATTACACCAAGCTCAGCACCAACAACAAATTATCAAGTAGCAAATAAAAAATATGTTGATGATAACGCTAGTGTTTCTAATATCAATAATGGTACTGCTCAAGGTCAACTAGCTTTTTGGGATGGAAGTAAATGGACTTACACAGAAACTACTGAATTGTTCTTTGATGATGTTAATAAGAGGGTTGGTATTGGGACAGCAAGTCCAGCGACAAAACTTGACGTTACAGGAAGCATAAATATAAGTAGTTCTTCTGCTTATTTGTATGCTGGGCTTAATGCCTTAAAACTTGATAAGAATGGTGAAGCCAATTATTATTCAACT